TCAGTATATAAACTGATAGCTACTGTAATAAAATTTGTTAAATATGACAACAAAGTGCTCATTAACACTATAACAATAGAATACCATCTACTTTTGAATAGAAGAAAATTATAATCATTAATACTACAAGTACAAGTGCTTGGCTTGCATAAACATTATATAATATTGCAGAAAGGATTATAATTCCAGTAATGAAAATATAATCCTTTCCTACAAATTTAATATTAGCAATAGTTTTTGTAACCCAAACCAAAAGAAACACTTGTATAGCTGCAAATGGTAAAAAGTCAAGTTTACCCATTGAATACACTCTTTCTACAAAATTCTACTCATCTAGTTTAGTTAATTCTTCTGGCACTTGTGGCTCATCGAGATAATTACTACAAGGGTTGTATTTTGATGCGTTACCAATTACTGCCATAAAGTTTGAAAAAATTTTTAAAAGTAAGCCACCTAATAAATTCATATTTGTTAATCCTCCTTAGGAAAAATATTGGTAAAAGTGTAATAGACTCTATTACAACACCCGAGATAACATTTTTTTTGAATACTTCTTCTAGTGTTAAAGCGATTGTTATGATTACGATAAAACTTAATATGGAGAGTACTTTTTTCTTCTTAAGTAAACGTTTAGGTATAGGTTGTTTCTTTGTTGCAGCCGGTGCAAAAGATATTACTAATAAAAAACTAATCATGGCTAAAAAATAAAATATATTTGTACTAAGAGGAAGGTGTAGTACTAGCCAAGGTAAAAATAAAAAATAAAGAATATTTTGTATATGACATTGAAGAGTTGTTTTAGCATGTGCACCATGAGCAAATATTCTTAATAGAAAGTAACTAATATGAGTTAAAAATGTAAAAATGAGCAAATCAAAAAAATAAGATAGTCCATATAGAACCACTGTTTTTTCAATATTACCAGCAACGACCTGCATCCCTAAACGAACTTTTAGAAACTGAATGTGATCTAAGTTATTTTTACGTTGTAAATATTGAGCAAATTGCTCAATTTTTTTATCGATGATTTTCACTTGTTTACTACTCTCCTCAAGTGTCATTATACAATTTTGCGCAACATTTTTTAGAAAACATGCCTAACTGTTAAAAAAATATACCTAAGTGTTTTAATTAAGTACTATTAGTTATTTTATCATATTTAGTTTACAGTTGAGTACTAAATATTGCTATTTACGAAATTTTAATCTTTAAATGGAAAAATCATGTTTTAATAGACTCATATCACAGAGATGTGATTGAAAGATAGTTGAAAAATTTGCTTAATCTAGTAGAGTGAATGTTAAATTCATTCGTATCCATTACCTTAATTCGAAAGGAGTGAAGTTATAATGGCAGCAGATATCATTTCTACAATCGGTGATTTAGTAAAATGGATTATCGACACAGTTAATAAATTCAAAAAATAATTTTTGAATGAGTCTATTGTAACTTTTGTAACTTTGTTTTCTTCGTATAATTAATACTATTAGTGAGTTGTTGAGCCATCCCAACTTAATAATTTACTAATATAAACTAAGCAAGTGAGAAGCATTTGCTAGTAGCTGTAGTTTCCTTGGACTCAGTGTTACGTATTATTCTTAGCTACCTTAAATAGGTAATTATTTCTAGCATGTAAGCTATCGTAAACAACATTCAATTTATCATGTTAAATAGATAAATTCACTAAAATTTTTTCATAATTAATAACATCCCCAAAAAATAGATTGAAAAAATAACTGTAAAAACATTCCCTTAATAATAAGTTATCAAGCCGTGAGTCTCTCCCAAGCTCACGGCTTTAACTATGCTATTTATAAAGATGTGGTTTTAGATTTTTGAAAACTGGAATATATTCTCTTTGTTTATCTACTAAGTCTATGTCGATATGTGTTGTTAGTACACCTTCTTTATCATCTAAATGGCCTAAAATTTCACCATTAGGATTAATGACAATTGAATTTCCAGCATAATTGGTGTGACCATCATTACCACAACTATTACAAGCTACAATAAAAATATCATTTTCGATTGCTCTCGCTTTTAGTAATGATAACCAATGATCTAGTCTTGAGTTAGGCCACTGTGCTACATAAAAAGCAATTTTAGCACCTTTTCTAGCTGGATAGCGTAATATCTCTGGAAATCGTAAGTCATAACAAATGATTTGTGTCACAAGTGTTTGATCAGATAAATAAAAAGGTTCAGGGACTACATGTCCACCACATAAAAAGTCTGGTTCACGTAACATTGGCACGAGATGTATTTTGTCATATTCATTAATCAATTCTCCGTTTTTATTGATTGCAAAAGCAGTATTATATATATGATTTTCTCTTATATTTGACACTGAACCTGCAATGATATCCACATTAAATGTATGTGCTAAATCTTTTATAAAGAGAGAACTGTCTTTAAGATTTTTATCAGCTTTTTGTTCTAATTCTTCTAAAGCATAACCGTTATTCCACATTTCAGGAAGCACGACGACACTGGTATCTTTATCTAAATATTGCTTAAACTTAGTTTTGATATTTTGCATATTTTTTTCAACATTTCCACGTTCTACATTGAATTGAAGTATTTGGATTTTCAATATATTCACCCGCCTGTCGTTTTAGTTATAAGATACTAAAATTGCCAGTTAAAGGCAAAATTTCATTTAAAATATCTAAAATTAAATCATGTTAATCTATACATACAACTATATTGAACTAACATAAATTTTGAAATTTTGTTAGGCTTAGGGTGAAGCTTTAGCTTACATTTAATTATCAAGTACTAATTAAAATAAAAAATTTCATGAATTCTGTTGTTTACAAATAGTTACTTTTACGTTTCAACTTTATTAATATTAATTTTCAATAATCATATTTAAATGCAAAATGCTTAGTTTTTTTATATACTTGAAATAACAAAAGATTGTAATGGGGGAGGTGGTTGAATCTATGAAAAAGTTTAACATTAAACATTCATTTATGCTTACGGGCTTTGCGTTCATGGTAACTACATCATTATTCAGTCACCAAGCACATGCTGAGGGTAGTCATCCTATTGACATTAATTTTTCTAAAGACCGGATTGATAAGAATACAGCTAAGAGTAATACTATCAATGAAGTGAATGACACTAGTCGCACAGGAAATAGTATGAATTCGGATAATGATTTAGACACAGATATCGTTTCAGATAGTGATTCAGATTCAGACATTGACACATATTTAGATAGTGATTCAGATTCAGATGGTGACTCAGATTCAGGTAGTGACTCAGGTGCAGACAGTGATTCCGATTCAGATAGTGACTCAGATTCAGACAGCGACTCAGATGCAGACAGTGATTCAGATTCAGACAGCGATTCGGACTCAGATAGTGACTCAGGTGCAGACAGTGACTCGGATTCAGATAGTGACTCAGATTCAGACAGTGATTCAGATTCAGACAGTGATTCAGATTCAGACAGTGACTCAGATTCAGACAGTGACTTAGACTCAGATAGTGACTCGGATTCAGGAAGTGACTCAGATTCAGATAGTGATTCAGACTCTGATACAAGTTCAGGTAAGGATTCACATACCGGAAAAAAACCTGGTAATACTAAAGGAAATACAAATAGACCTTCTCAAAGTCATACGAATCAACCCCAAAGGCCTAAATACAATCAAACAAATCAAAACAATATAGACCATAATATTAATCATACACGTACTAATGGAGACGGTGCGCCATATAAACGTCGACAAAATATTATTAATTCTAGCTCAGGTCATAGAAATCAAAATAATATAAATCAATTTATATGGAATAAAAATGGCTTTTTTAAATCTCAAAATAATATCGAACATAGAATGAATAGTAGTGATAATACCAATTCATTAATTAGTAGATTTAGACAATTAGCAACGGGTGCCTATAAGTACAATCCGTTTTTGATTAATCAAGTAAAAAATTTGAATCAATTAGATGGAAAGGTGACAGATAGTGACATTTATAGCTTGTTTAGAAAGCAATCATTTAGAGGAAATGAATATTTAAATTCATTACAAAAAGGGACAAGCTATTTCAGATTTCAATATTTTAATCCACTTAATTCTAGTAAATACTATGAAAATTTAGACGATCAGGTTTTAGCTTTAATTACAGGAGAAATCGGCTCAATGCCAGAACTTAAAAAACCTACAGATAAAGAAGATAAAAATCACAGCGCCTTCAAAAACCATAGTGCAGATGAAATAACAACAAATAATGACGAACACTCCAAAGATTATGATAAGAAAAAGAAAATGCATCGAAGTCTTTTATCATTAAGTATTGCAATAATTGGAATTTTTCTAGGAGTCACTGGACTATATATCTTTAGAAGAAAAGGGTAATAAAATAAGCATCTCGCCATGTATGATAATTGATTTATACATGATGAGATGCTTTTATTTTTAAAATATAAAATGGAATATAAATGTTGCTTGTTCTTGCAATTTTTTAATAGAATCTCCACCTATAACTTGAGCTAATACAACCGAACCATTCATAAGCATGTGTATACCTATTGGCACTGCAATTCGTTTTGTATAAACATAAGCAAGTGAGAAAATGACTCCCATTCCAAAATATACTGGTATAAATTTGAAGTCATTATGTGCTAAAGCGAATATTAGAGAGCTTACTACAGATGCAATGATAAAGCTTACCACACGTGATCCTTTTATAAAGTTATACAATTCTCCGAAGATAACTTTACGAAAAACGTATTCCTCTAAAATGGGACCTACGATGGATATTAAAACGATAAATATCGGCATTTGCTTAGCAATAGCCATTAACCTTTCTGTGTTTGGACTTCTTTGCGGACTTCCATTGATGGCAAATAAAATTATACTGATAATGAATTGGTAAATCATCACAATACAAAATCCTAATAGAACCCAGGCGAGAATATATCTTTTAGGTTCCTTATGTCCTTGTTCTAATTGAGTAGGATTTTTAATGGTTGCTTGCATGAAAATGATTAACAATGCAGCGATGATGAAGATAGATACTTGCATGATAATCATTGTTTGGGCAGTTTGCATTTTAGACATATCTCCAAGTAAATGGCTACCTAAAACCAAACCAGGTAATATTTGAGCTAAACCGTAGAATAGAACGGTTAATAGGGATACCCATAACCTTTTCATAATTTCCCTCCATCTATATATGTATATTATATATTTTATCGTAAATAAAGGATAAGTACAAAATTAATAGTCCTTATTGCTTGATATATTGACCAATTTTGATTAATATTAAAAACAGATTAGCACTCTATATATCAAAGTGCTAAATCACATGTAAATGAAGGAGGAACAATCATGCTTAAACCATTAGGAAATCGTGTGATTATTGAGAAGAAAGAGCAAGAACAAACAACTAAAAGTGGCATCGTTTTAACAGATAGCGCTAAAGAAAAATCAAATGAAGGTGTGATCATTGCAGTTGGACAAGGTCGTTTATTAGACAATGGCACACAAGTTGCTCCTCAAGTCAGTGAAGGTGACACAATCGTCTTCCAACAATACGCAGGTACTGAAGTGAAACGTGGCGACAAAACATATTTAATTTTAAATGAAGAAGATATATTAGCTATTATAGAATAAAGTGCGAATTTTAAATATTAATTAAATGATTTAATAAGTGGAGGTTGTTTAGACTATGGCAAAAGATCTTAAATTCTCTGAAGACGCACGTCAAGCAATGTTACGTGGCGTTGATAAATTAGCAAACGCTGTAAAGGTTACAATTGGACCTAAAGGGCGAAATGTTGTTCTAGATAAGGATTATACAACACCTTTAATTACAAACGACGGTGTAACAATTGCTAAAGAAATAGAGTTAGAAGATCCATATGAGAATATGGGTGCAAAATTAGTGCAGGAAGTTGCGAATAAAACAAATGAAATTGCTGGGGACGGTACTACTACAGCAACAGTATTAGCGCAATCAATGATTCAGGAAGGTCTTAAGAATGTTACAAGTGGTGCAAATCCTGTAGGTTTAAGACAAGGTATTGACAAAGCAGTGCAAGTGGCTATAGAAGCACTTCATGAGATTTCTCAAAAGGTTGAAAATAAGAACGAGATAGCGCAAGTTGGAGCTATTTCAGCAGCAGATGAAGAAATCGGACGCTACATTTCTGAAGCAATGGATAAAGTAGGTAACGATGGCGTTATCACAATTGAAGAATCAAATGGATTTAATACAGAATTAGAAGTAGTTGAAGGAATGCAATTTGATCGCGGTTATCAATCACCATATATGGTAACTGACTCAGATAAAATGATAGCTGAATTAGAACGTCCATATATATTAGTAACGGATAAGAAAATTTCATCATTCCAAGATATTCTTCCATTATTAGAACAAGTTGTGCAGTCTAGTCGACCTATTTTAATTGTTGCGGATGAAGTAGAAGGTGATGCGCTTACTAATATTGTTTTAAACCGTATGCGCGGAACATTTACTGCTGTAGCAGTTAAAGCTCCAGGATTTGGTGATCGACGTAAAGCAATGTTAGAAGACCTAGCAATATTAACTGGTGCTCAAGTCATTACTGATGATTTAGGTTTAGAACTTAAAGATGCATCTCTTGATATGCTAGGTACTGCAAATAAAGTTGAAGTGACTAAAGATCACACAACAGTCGTAGATGGTAATGGTGATGAAAATAATATTGATGCTCGTGTAGGTCAAATTAAAGCGCAAATTGAAGAAACTGATTCAGAGTTTGATAAAGAAAAATTACAGGAACGCTTAGCAAAACTAGCTGGTGGCGTAGCTGTTATCAAAGTAGGGGCTGCAAGTGAAACAGAACTGAAAGAACGTAAACTAAGAATTGAAGACGCATTAAATTCAACACGTGCAGCGGTGGAAGAAGGTATCGTTGCTGGTGGTGGTACTGCGTTAGTCAATATATATCAAAAAGTAAGTGAAATTAAAGCAGAAGGTGATGTTGAAACAGGTGTTAATATTGTTTTACAAGCATTACAAGCACCTGTTAGACAAATTGCTGAAAATGCAGGATTAGAGGGTTCAATTATTGTTGAACGTTTAAAACATGCTGAAGCGGGCGTTGGTTTCAATGCAGCAACAAATGAATGGGTTAATATGTTAGAAGAAGGTATAGTAGATCCAACTAAAGTAACTCGTTCAGCGTTACAACATGCAGCAAGTGTAGCTGCTATGTTCTTAACAACTGAAGCAGTCGTTGCTAGTATTCCAGAGCCAGAAAATAATGAACAACCTGGAATGGGTGGCATGCCAGGTATGATGTAAAACTACCAATAAACGTTGGTTTAAAGGTGTTTTATGATTTCATGTGACATAATAATGACATAAAAATCCAGGAAATAAAAAATGCCGTTTGATTCAGCTGAACTAAACGGACATTTAAAATAATTCTTTTGAGACGTTTTCCATGAGTTGACTAAACTTGTGGGAAGCGTCTTTTTTGTATGAGTTGGTAATCTTTGCGTAGATGTTCATTGTGGTATTTATATCTTTGTGGCGTAGTCTTTCTTGTATTTCTTTGATATGTACACCTGCTTCAATGAGTAATGCACAATGTGTGTGACGGAATGAATGCGTACTTATTTGCTTATTCGTTATGTCAGTCTTTTTAAGTATAGCTTTTATCCATAATTGCAGTTTTTTAATCACAAGTGGATAGCCATTTACATCAGTAAATACGAAATTATTATCTACATAAAACTCATTTTTCCATGTATCCTGGACGTTTACTTTATAATCTTTGAGTAATTGAATCACATGAGGATCTACTGAGATTTTACCGATTGAGCTTTCGGTTTTTGGTGTCAGTATCTGATAATGCTTTTTATTATTATTTGGATTGTAATAAGTTTTAGTAATACTAATCGTGTTGTTCTCAAAGTCTATATCAGACCATTTTAATGCCAATAATTCGCCTGCACGCATACCTGTATATGCTAATGTGGTAAACACCTCAAAGCTATTGAGTGGTGCATGCTGATATTTAGCTACTTGTAAGAATTCAAATAACTCCTCTTTCTCAAGAAACTTTTGTCGTAATTCATTGCCCTCTAATTTTTCGACAGTCATTTTCTTTTTAGGACGTTTAATACCCTCACTAGGTAGAACCTTTATTAATTTCATATCATAAGCATATCTAAATATCATATTAGTAGAAGCAACTATGCTATCAACGTAATTCTTACTAAACTGTGCCGTCATATCGTCCACAAATGTTTGATAATCATGTTTCTTAATACTTTGTATAGGATAAGTACCAAAACGACTAATAGCGTGGTGTATGGCTTTTTCACGCGCTCTCACACTGCTCACTTTTGCTTCATTCGAATATTGTTTAAGCCAATCATCAGCAACTTGTGCGAATGTAGAAGTAGACGGTGCAATATAATCATCATTTCTTATTTGGCGTTCGACCATTTCAGCATGATGTTTAGCGTCTGATTTACGTTTAAAGCCAGTCTTAGAAATATATTCATATTTGCCAGTTTCTGTATTTTTACCAAGTGAAATACGATAACGCCAGTTGTTTTTAGATATTTGGTCATAACTTGCCATTTAATCACCTGCTTATATTAGATATTCATCGTCATATAATTCACTCATTACACTATCAATATCATAAGTTGAAAGCGATTTTTCAAGATACTGAGTGAATTCTTTTCTAGTTTTTTCCATTTCTTTTTGATATTCCATAATAACTTGAGGATTTTCAATGCTTTTAAGAAGTTTAGAGTTATTTTTTATTGTTTTTATAATTTCTAAGTTTATCATTTTATAAATTTCGTGAAGGATACCAGGTGGTAGTTCAATAGTTACAAGCTTTTCACCAAGTTCAGACGTTTTTATATCATAGAAGACTTTATTTTCACTTTCAAGTAAATAATTCAGTTTATAGTATGGTTTATCAACAATCTTCTTTTCGTTTTTAAATCTATTTATTTCTAATCTACCACTAGATTTTAAGTTGTTAAAAATGGCAGTATTTTCATCTATATTGTCGTAATATCCCGCTAGTATTCTAAATTCATTTAAAAAATCTTGGGTTTCATTAAAATCTAATACATTAGCGATTTTGACAAGTAATTTATCATTTGGAGTGATTTTATTATTTTCGACGCGTGATAAGAAAGCGTGGCTCACTCCTACTTTCTCGCCTAATTCTTCTAGCGTTAACGGATAATTTTTTCTAGCGCTTTTTATGGCATGTCCTAATGTTCCTTCTTGATTCATATGTAATCACCTCAAAGTGATTTTATCATAAATGTAACGAAAAAAGATAACATTTTTAAAAATGTACTTGCATTGTTACTTAATTTAGTTTATATTTGTGCTGTAGAATAAAAATGTTACTAAAAAGAGTAACAATGAGAGGTGATTAAATTGATGGAAACAAAAGTTCTTGAATTACGTGGTTTGATAGCAAAAAAAGGTCACACTTTACGTAGTTTTGCCAAAGATAGTAATATTTCTCTTTCTTATTTAAGTTTAATAGTGAATAAAAAGGCTGATCCCAGTCCTAAAATGGCAAAGAAAATAGCGGATAATTTAAATGTTGATATGGAAGACATTTTCATATACAGAACAAAGGAGGTTTAAAGCAATGTTCAATATCAATATTGATGAACAAGAAGCACGTGCATTATTAGAACAAGCAATTAATCAACGTGTCGATGAACTGGCTAGAGAAAAGTTCTTCATGACCTACAAAGAATTAGCTGAATACCTGAATTTAAGTAAACCAACAATTGAGGAGTTACTTATTAATAACGGGCTTAAGTACTATATGGTAGGCAGCACATACCGATTTAAGAAATCTGATGTAGATGAATTTATGGAGAAAATCACATCACATATGGACATACACAACAATGATTTAAAACAGATTAATGTTAAGAAGTTACTTAGCACAATTTAGGAGGATAAAGATATGAAACAACAAGTAGTGATAACAAAAAGCGTCGTCGGTTGGTTTTGTGTGAAAGATGTTGAAGGGAATTTAATTTTAAATATAGCGCCTGATGTATTTAAGAAACATTTTCCTGAAGTTAGTCCTAACATAGCTATTGCATGTATGGAGTTAGATATTAATAGAATTGTCGAACTTAAAGATAAGAAAGTGAGTGTATAGGAAATGGAAATTAAACAAAAATATCAATTATCAAAAGTGGTTCAAGTATTAGAAAAAGTATTATATGAAAAAGATAAGGACATATTCTTATCAGCGAAAGATAGATTTCATTCCATAACGGATTACCGCTATGATGATACAGCATTTTATGAACACATTTTAAAACTAGTTCATAAAGAGTTATTTAATATTCTTGCTGAATTAGATTTTGAAGATGAGGCATTTTCTATTCTTGATGAAGTAACAATGACATTAAGTGATGTTATGAATGAAGATAAAGAAATTTACTACTATTCCGTTATAGATAACACGGGTGAACATGAACATACAACAGATAGAGAAGGACATGTGATCGGCATTTTAGAATGGGCGTTGGATTATATTGTTGGAAATATTGAAGTGGAGTGAAACAATGGCTGCTAAATTAGATGTGAATAAACAAAATATCATGCGTGCTATCAACTGGATTATTAAAAATGAAGAAGAAATTATATTTGAAAGTCAAAGTCAGTTAAGTTTCTTCAGTCGTGAAGATTTGGAGAAAATAGACTACTGTAAGCGTACTTTAGAAAGTTTAATTGAAGCTAAAGAAATTTATAATAAAAAAATTAGTTAAGGAGAGTAAAAAAATGAAAAATCTAAAATATCAAATCAAAAGTATAAAGGAAGAAATTGAATGTACTAACATACTTTCAAAACTTAACTCAGTTAGGAGTTTAATCGCAGATGAAATGGAAAAAATTGAAGATTATAAATCATTGTTAGACGCAAAAAATGATGTAGCAGCTTCTTACGCAGCGAAACAAAATTTAGAATATAATTTCGTTTTACAATCAGTTATCAATGCAATCTATACAGATGTTGAAGGAATGTATGAAGAAATTGGAAAGCATTACGAAAACGCAACGAAAGAAATAGAAAAATGCGCATCTGATATAAGTTTGGCGACAGAATCAGATAACGCATAGAAAATTAATAAATTAACAGAGCAGTTAATAAAATACTCTTTATATATTGTATCATTTTCTGCTCTGTTAATCACTAGAGGTGAATAAATTGAACAAAATAAAGCTAGAACACGATACCCAAGTATCAGTGGTTTGGTATAACAACCTAGATTCTCGTTCCTTTAAAAATTTTTCTCAACCAAAATGGAGTGAGTTAATTAATAGGTTATCAATACCACAAAATAATACTAATAAGTATGCTCGTGGTGTAGCTGTATACGGCGATATAAAAGATGGTACTGATGAAGATGGTAAGGAATACAAAAAATACCGTAATAATGACAATGTAATTTATCGTGATGTCCTAGTATTGGACTACGATGACATACCCAAGTTGAGACCACTCCATGATGCAATTACAGACGCTTTAAAAGGCATTGCGTGGTTTTGGCATACTACGTTTAATCACCAAACGGAAAGCCCTAGAATACGCTTGTATGTGCCATTGAATGAGCGTCTCAATGCAGATGATTACCGTAAGTATACAAAAGTGTTGGTAAATAAAATAGGTCACCCAGTAGATGAGGGGAGCTTTCAACCTAGCAGAGCGATGGCGTTACCCGTATATCAACAAGATAAATATCCGTTCTTATATCAACATAATGACGCCCCAATTTTGGGGACTGAAATGTTAGAAGAATGGTTTGAAAAATATAAATCACAACACAAGGAATCAACTAAATTTAAATATCCTAAACGTCGTGATAATGACTTTTGGAAGTCAATTGCCTTTGGGGTCTCAACAGGTAACCGAAATCAAACACTAACATCTTTGATTGGTGTATTACTCAATAGACGTGTACCAGATCCATTAGTATACGCATATTGCTATATGTGGAATGAAAATTGTAATCCTCCAATGAGTTCTAGAGAGTTTAACGCCACATTTGAATCTATATACAAACGAGAACATCGATAAGGAGGCATTTTATGGCAACATTTCCAGACTATTTGGAAAATAAAACAATATTTGATGAAAAAGATTTCTTTGATGGGAATAGATTTAAATTTTATGAATTCGCATTATTTTTATATGAAGAATATCACGGTTGCTATATTGATAACCGTCCTCATGTATTTACAGGTAAGAAATATGAGCCGTTAAATATAGATGTTGTTCGTAAAATAACTATTAAATATATTCCATCCTTAAGAGAACAGCAAAATAAAGAAGTTTATCAAAAGTTAAAAACTTTATGTTTAGGTAATCATCAAGAACAATGTTCAGCACGTTATATAGGTTTGAAGAACGGAATATATGACACTGTTGAAGAAAAGTTGAATCCTTTTAATCCTCAATACTATATAACTAATATTATTGATGTTGATTTTGATAAAGACGCGCAAAGTGATTTGATAGAAAAATTCATCAAAGATATTTCAAATGAAGATGAAGAAGTAGAACAATTAATTTATGAAATGATTGGCTACGGTTTATACCGTGATAATTTCCTACAAGTTGCTTTCTTCTATTATAGTCCAGGTGGTAATGGTAAAACGACATTACTTAAATTATTACACCATTTCTATAACCCAGAGAATACAACGGCGTTATCCTTTAATGATTTAAACGATAAGTTTAAACCTGCTAACTTGCAAGGGAAATTAGTGAATATTGCCGATGATATAGATCCAAACAGAATTAGAGATACAGGTAACTTCAAGATTATTGTTACTGGTAATTACATTACACTTGAGTTTAAAGGGCAAGACGCATTTGAGTTTAAACCATATGTAAAACTCATATTTGCTAGTAATGAATTACCAATGAGCAATGACAAGAGTGAGGGGTTTTATAGACGTATGGTAATTATCCCTATGCTGCGTAAATTTGGTAAAGACGGACAAAAGAGAGACCCGATGTTACTAAATAAATTGATAACACCACATAATATGTCAGCTTTGCTTAATTTAGCATTAAAAGGTCTAAAGAGAACGCTAGAAAACAACGAGATAATAGAACCTCAAATTGCTAGAAAAACCAAAGAAGAATATCAGCATGATAATAATCCAGTGCTACAGTTTATCGAAGATGCAGAAGATAAAGATTACAGACAATTGCCAGTAGTAGAGGGGAGAAATACCGATAAAGCATATGAAATATATCAAATATGGTGTGCTAATAATGGCTATCATCATATGAATAAGTTTAACTTCTCTAAAGAATTAGCAAAGATTGGATATAAAACGGTTAGTTATTATTCGAGAGCAGAAGAAAAAAGTAAAAGATTTTATAAAAAAGACAATACCACAGTAATTTATGATACTGACGGTAAAGTTCTAAAAAATCTCACAGAATAAGTGTGAGTGTAATATTTTAAGTGTGAGGTTATAAAAGTTGATATAACAGTGTTTATATATACTTTCTCACATCTCACACTTTATTTTAACTTTAAAATGAATCTTCAAAAATTATTATATATATTAAATGTTTACAATTTGCTTATTTATCTGTGAGGTGTGAGGAATGAGCCTTAAGTGTTGATTTGACAAGGTTTATAGCATTATAAGTAAGTGTGAGAAAAATGAATATACTGTGAGGTTTTGTAATGAAGAATATACAAAGTAAGTTAATAGATTATATAAAAGATAATGCTGGTACTTCTTTTGTAGAAATAGAAAAAGTATTTGATGAAAATGGTTTTGATTATAAAGGTCAAGGAGCATATACCAGTTCAAAGAATAGCAATATCGTATTTTGGTATGGATGGAATGAGCGGGCATTTGATGCAGTAAGTGAGTTAGTCAACGACGGTGTGATTGAAATGAGTAAATGTGAATCAATGATTTATATAGTTGATGGCAAAAGTTTAAACTTTCCTATTTTGAAGTCAGACGATGTAGACACATATCATTGGTTGCCAGTTACTTTTAATATTTGTAAGAAAGAATTGGAGTTTGTTTAATATGAACGTTGAAATTATAGCAAATGAATTTGAAACAAGAGCAGGTACGTTATTAAGATATTTTACTGGACTATGTGAAAGCAGTCATAAAATTCCTATCGCATTCAAGATATACAATGATCCATTTAATACTGTGTATCTAGTAAGCAAAGGGAAGATGTATGCTCATGTATTGATAAAAGATTGTGAAGTGAGAAAAACTTTTGAGATTGCGTCAGAGAAGCATACTGAGAAACTTATTGAGAGCATTGAGGGGTATTATGCAGGTTATGAAATACCAGATGGTACACATGACACTATAAGCGATATGATGGCTAGTTTTATGTTTGATAATGAGTATTTTATGTATGGGCTAGAAACCTTTGCAGAAAGTAACAATAGTGACATGTTCGACTACATGAGTAAAGATTTCAATATAGATGAACTTGAGGGCGTTCAAACTAGTAATGCAGATGTGATAGGTAATATGGAGGCATTGTATCAGTTAGCTACCGGAATTAATGAACCAGCACCAGAATTAGTTGAGGGGCTTAAAATCATTACTGAGTTTATCCAGAATGAGAAGGCTAATGAAGTTGATAGTAAAGTATTGATTAAGCGACTGAATGAATTGAAACAGTCTTATTATGATGGAGTGAAAGCGTAAAATTATAGGTCATGCACTTTAATAGGTGCATGGCTTTTTTTATGTAAATCGTAATTGTTAAGATTTGTTAATGATTTTAGGTTTATCTCAGGTGAAAAAACGAACATTAGTTCTGTAACAGAAAGTGTGTGAAATTGTATGAAAAGTAGTATAAATGCTTTAGTTATAGTGTTAAACGGAATGTTAAGAAGTTATATAAACGTTACTAAAACAAGAACGTTTGTTTGTTATTTAGGTGTAAGTTTAGTATAATAGTGTTATAGAAGTAATTATACTTTTATGTAGATTGGTTAGTTTCTTGTTCGCTGAAATCACGAATGCAAAATAGTTAAAAACTGTAAATTGATTGATTTGTTTCATTTAATACCTCCTCATTTACTTAGGTCTGCTCAATTAAGAATGAAATGAGGATAAAACAATGACAATAACAATTGAAAAAGAATTAACGAACGATCATATCAGAGTATTAAACGTATTACGCAACACTAAGCACGAGATTATTACTAAGCAAAATATATTTAATCAATTGAATATGGAATTTAACCGAAACAACGACAGATGGTTAAGAAATACGATTAATAGTTTAGTAGTTGATTATGGTTATCCAATCGGATATAGCTATAAAAAAGATGCAAGAGGTTATTTCATGGTTAAATCTGAGGAACAGAAAGAATTAGCCTTAAGAAGTATCAAGCGTCATATCGAAGGTAGTTTAAAGCGATATGAGGCGTTAAAGAAAACTGAGATTTAAGGTGATGTAGTGAGTGAAGCGATTGAAATTATTCAAGAGAAAGTTAGCGATTACGAATTGTTCACTAGATTTAATACTTACTACATTCAATCAAGAATAGCACTCATAGAAAGCGATATAGAAGATATGTATGGCCGAACTACACCTAGTTTATGTAGTGATACTGTATCTGAAAGTATTTACTATGAGAGTTATTCCGTTGAAAATCTAGCAATCGCTATATTAGAAGAACGTCAGAAATTAGAACGGTATAAAAGGAAAAGTCAAAGAGATTTAAACGCCTTTTATACTGTTCTAGGGCGTTTCTCTACTAAGGAACAAAAGTATATAAAAAACTATATTAATACACACTCAGAGGCGCATATGAATGTGATAGAGCGTTTTAAGATTGAACTATACAGATATATTCAAACAAATAGAAATGAGCGTAATAAAGGTGTAGAAAACGATTATTCATATATAAATGACAAGCGTCAAAAAGTAAAGACTTATCCTCATAAGTTGACGCTTAACCAAGAGAAAGCACTCAGGGAAAAAGAAGATGGTGCTACTGAAAAGAATATGAATAATGATGAGTTTGTAGCAAAGTTGAATGATCTAGATAAGAAATCATTTAAAGAATTTATTTATAACAGAAATGAAAATAATATCGACTTTGAGAAAGTCTTAATATTACTGCAAACTATACCGAAACGATTACCACAAAAAGAGATTAAAAAGCCATATAACTACATAAGAGAAATAGGCTTAAAAACTAATTGAAACGAGGGACTTAATTGAAAACTGCAAAATATTTTGATGAATACAACGAATATGTCACAGGTCAAAGAGAGAATATCAATAAAATTGAAAATGAGCGTCAAGAGTTATCGCAACGAATTGAAGAAGATAAAGCAAAATATAAAGAATTAATTGCTAACTCACAAGATGACGAGGCTGACGCACTCTATACTACATTTGATAGTAATGAGAAGAAATTAAAAGCCTTAGAGAAACGCTTATCGACTAAAAAAGAAGTATTTGACGAGGCTAGACGTAAAAAGGCAATTGAACTTATTAAACATCAAGCAGATTTACCTCATTTGTACAAAAAAGACAAAGAACGTATATTAGCAAAATTCAAGCCAATTATTGAAGAATTTAACACAGTATTAACTGAAATTAATGATTTAAATGCTAAATACGAAGAAGAGTATAACCGTTACACTATTCCATATCATAGAGAAAACTTTGATGAAGATGATGAAGTAAAAAGGGAATTGCGAAATCACTTTAGAGATATTCTATACAGTCCATACATTACAGGTATAGAATTACCATTTACAGATCAATACAATCATAAACTTAAATTTAGAGGTGATAAATAATGACTAGAAAACACAATTTAGATAAGGTATCCAATCACATCATGTTAGAAACTGATTTGTCAGATAAAGATCGTGATAAATTATTAGATGTCGTTGAGGCTCAAATTAACCAAAATAATAATGAACAACGTAGAAAAGAATTATCACAAAAATCAAAAAGAGATGTAAGTCTTATGCAGATGGCTAGAGAAAATCGCATTATCAAAGGTTAATATCATACACGCCTATCCTTAGCGATAGGCTCATTTTATTTGTGAGGTGCATACATGAACCTTAAAAGAGTAAACTACTCACTAACCTATCATGAAACTAAAATATCTGAATATACTTTGCTAACAGAATATAACCCTAAATTTATTAATACCAAGATTAAGGCCATCACTATACAAATAGAGATGATGTATCACTTAAATATCTCACATATGACTACAAATGATGTTCATGGCGTTGTATCAATATCCTATCCACTAGAAAAGTTAGTGATTGATATTATAGGTGAAAAAGAAAAATTGAAACGTTTCAAAACAAAATCGAATAGAAACATGCAGCAATTAAAACAAGTTATTAAGCGATATACACCAGTTGAACAAAAAGAAATCATGTATTATATGCAGTCCAATGGTTCAACGATAGATTATAGCCTCATAGAACGCCTACAACGTGATTTATACAAGCTGAGACAGAAAGTAAGTGTAAAGGCATGAGTTACGACAGAGAGGTTATTAAGCAGTTTATACGTGATTACTCAAAAGAGAACCATGATACTACATATAATGATGAAAATATCAATGTAGATGATTTCTTTTCACTGAGTGATGAAGCCGAACCTTTTTCACTAAATGAGAATACTAGTAATCAAGCATTCTTTAATGAATTAGATCAACTTATTTATGCAGTAGGAACTAGAAGGGAATACTACATATTTTTCTTACTATGTGAAGGGAAATCTATGAATGAAATAGCAAAGATATTTGAGTTAAGTAGGGAAAGAATACGTCAACTATTGAATGGTTTATTAGATAAATTATAGGAGGGATAACTTGAGTACATTAAATCCTAGACAAGAGAAATTTGTCGCTGAATACCTAAAAACGTTAAATGTAACACAAAGTGCAATTAAAGCTGGTTATAGTCCTCATACTGCAAGCGAACAGGGGAGCAGATTACTAAAAAATAAGAAGGTAGCAAAATATATTGATGAGCAACGTAAGAGGGTAATTGATGAGGGTGTACTATCTGCTAACGAATTACTTCATATCTTAAGTAATGCAGCAGTAGGTGATGAGAGTGAAGTGAGAGAGGTTGTCGTTAAACGTGGTGAGTTTCAACGCAATCCCGATACTGACAGAATGAACCTAGTTTATAACGAACATGTAGAAATGGTAGAAGTACCTATTAAGCCTAGTGACCGTTTACGTGCTAGAGATATGTTAGGTAAGTATCATAAGCTATTTATTGATAAGAAAGAGTTATCTACGGACACACCGATATTTATTAATATAGGTGAGTGGCCGGAAGATGAGGAAGAAGAAAAACGGAAAGCATTAGATGAACTACATGAGCAACACCCTAACAGAACAATGATTATTAATGATTTACCATTAGAGGACTGAGAACCATGTGTGATACTGCCGATAAATTAAATATGATAAGCATTGAAGATATGTATAACAGAGCGATGTCGATAAAGAAATGTTCCGTCATCTATTATGATGATCTAATGAATGACAAAGAGCGTACAGTGTGGCATACATTGAGTAAAATTCAAAAAGGATTAGGAGTAATACTACCGTTTAACTTAATGATTGCCAGAAACGGTGTAGATAAGCGCATAGTACCATCTATAAAATTGAATGATGATAGGATATTTATTTATCTGAATAGATAGCGTTGAGATTAATGGAGATACGGTAGATGTGAATATGGTTACACCTGTTTTTGTAGATGATATAGGTGGACTAGATTAGAAAAAGGATAGCTGAATAAGCTACCCTTTTATTGTTTGTAAAAATTAAAACTAATAAAATCGACTGTAAAACAAATTTAAATGTTTTATTGGTGATTATTGCTTTCTAAATATTGCATTATGACCTTCCCCACCATCTAATTTGATAGTTTCGCCGTTTTCTTCAACTGTAAAATTTATACTTTCTTTATCATTACCATCAGAAAATATCATTTTTCCACCTTTTACAGTAACATCTAATGTTTCACCATCATATGTTAATTTAAGTTTATTTGCATTATCTTTTGGAACTTCCATAACCATGTCGGTATTTAAATAATCAATACCACTGCTTTGTGCAAAGTTATATTTTCCTTCTTTGAGTCCATTGCCACATGCAGCAAGCAATAATACTAAACCAGTAATAGAGATAAAATAAATTAACTTATGTTTCATATTAAGACCCCCTCAAAAAATATATTTATAAATTATGTAAAAGCTTAGAGGACAATACATATCCTCTAAGCAAAATTATGTTACTTACTATTTAGATTTAGAAACACGTCTAAATGTTAATAATGAACCAGCAGCTAATAATACAGATGCAATAACTGTAACTAGACCAGAATTAGATTGTTCACCTGTTTCTGGTAATGCTTGAACGTTGTTTTCAGCTTTAGCATTGTCAGTAGCTTGATTGTTGTCAGTAGCTTGATTGTTGTCAGTAGCTTGATTGTTGTCAGTAGCTTGATTGTTGTCAGTAGCTTGATTGTTGTCAGTAGCTTGATTGTTGTCATTTGTTGATTGTGCATTTTCTGGTGCATTAATTGATAACACTTTGTCAGGGTCTCTAGGAGTACGTGCTTCTACACGACCATCTTTATAAACTTTTGCTACACCGATACCATTGTCTTTTTCACCATAGAACACAACATCATAATAATTACCTCTATCTTTTATACCGTGATCTTCAGGCTCAATATCTGACCAACCACCACCGATTGAAACTGCTCCAGATTTAGTATAATGAGAACCTAATGTATTTTGTGCATATTCTCTAATGTTCGAATCATTTACAGTTTGAGCTGCATCTACATTACCTAAGCCTGTAAATAATAATGCTCCTGCTAATGTAGTTGTAGCTAATACTCTAGATTTTTTCATTAATATTTCCTCCCTGTTCGTAATTAATAACTACTTTAATGTAAGTAGCACACAACTTACATTATCAAATAGAAAGGACATATTATGTCCCTAAATAAGCTTTTTTGAATAATTTTTAGTTAGTAGGAAATGAGATCCGAGAAGAAAATTAAAGTCTAATCTTATTAACATTATTGTATAGAGAAATACAATTTCGAAGTGTTTTAGCGTATGAGCTGATGTAACAATTTGTGACGTTAGCTACACGAGTATTCGATAAAGAGAGTAGGGTAACACGACGCCCAAAGTAACTTGATCTAGGATATGAACAAAATATTCACCCATGTATTGTAACTTGTAAATGTTAGATAAGTGAATGTAGCAACACCAGTGTTTATTGATAATATCGGTGAAGATGATGAAAGAAAAGAGATTTAAAAGGGTTGTAAGAGCAATACCCGAATACAGAGTTTCATATTGATGATATAAGGAGATTTGGGAAGTAAAGAAGATTAATTTTTTAAATTATAATATATTGTTGTAATTTTGATTGTTTCTAAGAAAATATAGAGTTATACTTAACAGAACTATATTTGATTAGGAGTAAAATATGTCTTATGATGATGAGTTGAATTTTCTTAAAAAAATATTTCTGTAATCTATGAAAGAATGACTAATTACGCTGATACCTTTGTTGAACTAAGAAATAATAAAATTAATTTTAAAAAGAAATGTGTTTGTGATTTTTTGGATGATAAAAATACGTATATTGATAGTGAGTTGTTAGATAATGTAGTGGTTTTTAAAGGAAATAGTA